CTGAGGGTTTCTCAACTCCGGGCCCCTTGTTAGTTGTGCTAACAAGCCGTGTTGAACTGTATTTCGACAAAATGCACTTCCATGATATTGTCCTTCGTGATTTTCCTCCGAGTAAGACGTAAGGTGTCGGCGACACCCCCACCACAGGGGTCGGCTAAGCTGGTTCTCCAGACGCGTCTTGGTTACTAACCTTGCTTACCTCGGTTTCACGAAGGGACTCTATCCCTCCCAGTATTGTGCATCCACTAGAAATACCTTGCAGTGCGTCCAGCAGCTAAGTTGTGTTGACAGGCAACCCTGTGAGGCCTCTGAGATGGAGGACCTCAGTGAGGTATGGTTGCGCCAGCGTAATGTTGGCAGGGGCTCCCTCCACTAAATATACGAACGCTCCTTGAACAGATCGTTCATACTCTAGAATGGAGAGGGTCTCTGCAGACTCCGAGGATGTGTCAGTGAATATCGTCACATTCGTGTTATAGAACGGACGCCTCGGAGGTCCAATGGGGGTCGTGGATGCTTGCCATATCGGATAGACTCTCATAGTGTCGATAGACCTTATGATAGCCGCTCTGTCAATGGGTGCTGAGCTGCGAAGCCTCAGAAGAAGCTCCGGATTGTCAACCCAGCCCACCCAGTAATTCCCAGTGGAAGTGACTGGAACCCGTGGTTCCCAGTGCAGTTTAGTACCCGGGAGATATTTGTACTCTTGGTACTGTGATGCCACTACTCGAATGGAGGAAGACACGATGAAACTCACCGTGACAGCCCCGGTTCCAGTTGGCTGTAAACCCGCCGCCAGCGTAATGTAGAAGGCGTCGAAGCCCGTTTCATTAGACTGTGGTACGGCACAGTAACTGTGACCGGTAAGTCGTGTGTCGTTTGTGACGCGACCCACGAACCCCTGTTTCTGCCTCCCTTTCTTTCCTTGGAAGCCTGGCATCTGCTTGTTTCTCCTACCCCGGGGAGCCATTTGGATCGTATTTTACGGGCTGAGGGTTTTGACCGATGGTGATGTATTGGATCTTTGAGTTGTCGGTGTGGAAAGAGTGGTTGGATCTTTCGTGTGGGATCGTGGCTAAGATGTGCAGAAGGGCTATTAGGAACATAATGCAAAGCACCACCAGAAGCCCATTTACCGTGGGTGGTTCTGGTTGCGTTTGGCACAACACTATGAACTTTGCCATAATCAAAAGTGGAACTCTTGATTAATCGTAACAGTTTCTGCAACCGTAACCATTGATACAGCAGGTGGTTTGTCAGACTTGAAATCAAATTCCTGACTGACAGCCTGCCTACGGACTCCTTGTATCCCACTCTTGTCCGCTCGGTCTCTACTCTCGCCTCTGGCTCTCTGCTGATTGCCGCGCGGTTGCTCATTAAATCGCTGCTGCTCCATGAATGGCTGGTTAGGACATTCATGCCCTGGAGAATTGGAATAAACTTGCTTCCTCACCCACCTCCAATGGAGCTGGGTCGAAGGATATGGGTTTGATTCCATTTTCCAGGGCAATTTGCTCATCCGGAGTGAGCCCAAATGCCAGCCAAAACGAGTACCTAGTCTCAGGCTCTATAGGAATAGCTTCACATGTACGGGTTGTATTGTATTTAAACCCCTGGGATTCTAGAAACTTTTCCTTAAGTTGTCCTTTGAGCTGGAATTCTGATTCAGGGAAATTGTGGTAGAAAGTTTGAAGTACTGGAACTCCAGCACAACTAGCTTGACCACCCTTTCCAACTGAGCTGATCCATGCCTCAGCAGACTGCCTAAGAGCGATGTCATGCAAGCAGTGTAGGTCTTTGCTAACACTTTGGTGCAGATTGCGAACCATGCGATATTCTCCAGAAACCGATACAGGTCGTGCCTGGCAGAATTCGACGTGTTCGAGAGTGTATACAGGTTCCTCGATTTTCATAGTAAATCCAAGGTTCCTGTAGTACTCCCTGCAGCCATTAAGGAATTTGTGTTCATCACACCTTTCCATAAAGACCACACAATCATCCCCATTGTTAGCCAAGCGGAACTTGGCAATTCCTTGTTTCCTACACCACTCCCAGACAGTGGAGCACATGATAAGGCAATTCCCGCTACTAGTGTTCATGTCCCCGCTCATCCGGCACCCATCAACTACATACCTGATCTCACCATCGGGGCATCTTGCGAGGCCCCTGTTGATGAGTTGCTGATCAAGTAGTTTCTGTAGGTCCTTCCTTTGGGCATGAGGAAACATATCACACCACACCTTGTGTTCAAAACACAAAGCATCCCGGGATACATGCTAGTCGAATCGACTAGCATCCATCCCAATAGCAACTGGATCACGAAAATCATTCCAGATGTGCTCCATCTCGACTCCCTGTTCATCAGCATTAATGCCTTTGAAAACAGTTCTCCCTCCGAATAGGGAGTCAATCGCCTTGAAGAGGTACTTCTCCGAGTGCCTAAGATATCGCCCTAATTCAACATTGAAACGTGGGCTGCGTGGCTGTATCACTCGGGGTGCAGGGTCAGGCTTCTTAGATAAACACAATTTTTCAGCCTTGACAAACGTTGATAACCAACTATCCTTAGCTTCTAGTGGACGCACTGCTAACGACTCCGCAGCCTCCCTATACCTCACTAATTTGCGACCAGAATAGAACCCAAGAAATTCTTCGGTTGACATCCTGGTGGTCGGTGTTAGATGAGGTCTAAGGCTCTTACGAAACCGGGATAATTGTTCAAACGCTCCGGGGGTGGGCTTTGGTGTAGGTTTGAGAATGCCATCCTCCTCAACCATGAACACTCTTTCAACTAGTCCCCGCCTGACATTGCCCAGGGAGTTATCATGAACTCCATACCGAAGGTGAGTACCCAACCCTGTAAATCGGTATAGTTTACGGGGTTTTGAGAGGGGTGGACCTTTGAACTCACGCAATCCCTCTGGGTTACCCCTCCTTGTGGGAGTGGTAAACCCTTGCGTGGCCAATAGGCCCCCCTAGCGACCGCCAATCTTCCCGAGCAGTCTGTGCCGCTCGGAAATGATTGTGCCACCAATAGCCCTAGATGATATGATATCATTGATACTAGGGTTAAAGGCAGCAGCGATGGCCACTGGGAGGGTTGTTGCAATATGCGTGGTCCGAACACCATGCTCCTTCATGATGTCCCGGCAGATCCGTTGGTACACGAGAAAATTGGCCTTGGTTCTCTCAAGGAGTCCAACCTGTGCCCGTGCCTCTAACCCAACCCTTGTAGCATAAGGTAATCCCCGTTTTGGCAGCTTTTGTCTCTTATCACTCACTTTCACTGCTGGGGGTGGAACCTGTACTATTGGTACTGGGGGGGGCACAACTACCTCGAATCCATCAATGAGTTCACCATTGGGGATCCAATCCTCTCGTGGCAGTATGGGTTCTTCTGCCTCCTGTGGAGGTGGAGCAATTTCTTCCTCCTCCATCTCCTCCCCGATTTCTACCTGTGCCACAGCCTCTTGGCAGTACTGATCAATTAGATCAGCCTGTGCCTTTGCCTGCGCATTAGCTTTACGATCGAGGGACCTCTGTAGCATCCATTCCTCTATGATAGGTTTGGCGATGCATGCAACTCCAACAACAGCTGCGACTGGTGTGACACGCTTGAGAAAGAAACGCGCGCAAGCCAGAGCCATAGCTGCGACAAC